ACAGTATAGTTTTCTCCTTGAGAGTTAGCGTATCCTTCTATAGTTTGACCATAGGTAGGACTCTCTGGATTTTCGTCAATATATCCGTACTGTCTTTCTCTAATATGCATCTTGCCAATATATGTAGGATCTTGCAATCGATCACGAGCAAAATCTAGACTCTTAATGTAGCAGGCAATAAATGGTGCAGAGTTTAAAACGTTCTCACTGTTCTTTTTCATCACACCGGCAACTTGTCTAGTCATATCTCCATATCGAACAGGTATCTGTGTAAGATTTCCACGAGCATCTTTGTAGGTAAAGTTACTCATTAATCTCATAAACTGTGTTAGGTAACGGCGTATCTGCCCGTCATAGAAGTGTTCCATTATTTGTTTTCCTGTTCTTGTTGATTGACACAAGTCTCACATTCGCAGTCTGAACAATAGTCACAGTCTAAACAACTATGGCCGCAATGTTGGGGACAACCACATTTACATTTAAATGTATATCTTTTATAATTTTCAAAATCGTCCATATATTTCTCAAATTTTTTCATTTACATATCTGCCTGAGGCTTTTGTTTCTTTAGAGCCTTGCTTAGACTCTGTCTTTCTTCAATAACTTTTCCTGCAATAGTTGCGGTGTTATTATTATTAATAAAACTACCAACTAAGTTATGTCTAGTTAACGCATCAGGAGCAGGAATGCCATCTACTGGCTTATTAGTCATAGTCATTCTAATATTGCTTTCAATATAAATCCAAGTACTTCCGTTATATCTAAACAATCTATTAGGTAGATAATCTGTTCTTAAGTGATATGTACCTGCGGTAGGCATAGCTGGGAAAGTAATTCCAAAACTATACGGAGCACCATTTGGCGGTATTCCGTCACCACCATCCGGCACCGGTGTAATATAAACATCTTTATCTGGAGCTAAGAATACACTGGAAGCGTCGGCAACATGATCGTCTTGACTAGCATCACGGTCGGCAATACTAGCATCGAGAATACTTAATAATCCATCTTCTTTAGTTGGTAATACATAGAATTGTGTGGTGTCATATCCACTAACATTTGCATCTTCTTCTGCTTGAGCAATAATTTGATTATTAATTTCAATATTTTTATTGTACATTGACATAACATCGCGTAGGCTATTAACTCCATCGCCGGCATCACCATCTAAAATTTGTTTAAATTCTTGACTGTCAACTAGAGGTTCGCACTTAACACGTAACAGATGCGGATACCATGTTTGACTATATCCTGTAGCAGCACGAGTAACATCTGTAATTACGTAGAAACGTTTTAAAGCAATCATATCATCACCTAGAGCGTACTCGTCTTTTAAGTGAGGAAGCTCTAAAACATCGCCGCTCATTAATTTTCTACCAAGAAGATCTACAGTAGCACGTAGGTGAAACGTGATCATAATATTGTCGTTGGTTAAAAAGAAACCAAATTGACTTAGATTAAAGTCAATGTCCTGCATGGTATAAATTCCACGAGTAACATAGACATCGTTGTCGTATTTTCTATCTCTGTTTTCCATGAACAATACATCTTGAATTCCTAGTTCAGCAATAGGATTACCATTTACAGGCGTAGAGGGTGAAGCATCAGCAGCATCCGGATCTTGTGGCCCTAGATATTTGTGTACAACAATATCAGTTCCGCCCACTTGAAATTGTTCGTTGATTACACGATCGAGCAAGCGAAAATCGTTGCCCTTTTCTGGGCGGTAAAGAGAGAGTCTTGGCATAGTTGTATATTTATAGGTAAATAACTGTATGAGCGAACTTGAAACAGAAAAAGAAAAAGTAGTTGCATATATCCGTGCCATGCTTGGCGACGGTATGATCGACGTCGAGCTAGACCCTATTCACTATAAGACTGCAATTGATCGTGCCCTAATGAAGTACCGTCAACGTAGCAGTAATGCAGTAGAAGAAAGCTTTGGATTCCTAACTCTACAAACTGACGTAAATGAATATACTCTAGCACCTGAAGTTATGCAGGTTAGACAGGTTTTTAGACGTAGTATTGGTTCACGTACAGGCGGCGGGGATGGCGGTACGCTTTTTGAGCCTTTCAACCTAGCATATTCTAACACCTATTTGATGTCTAGTACCGGCATAGGCGGCTTATCAACCTATTATATGTTTGCCAGCTACCAAAAAGAAGTTGGTAAAATGTTTGGTAGTTACATCAATTTTGATTGGAATCCTACTTATAAGCGCCTAAGAATCACACAAAGACCTCGTGGTGAAGAAAGCGTCCTACTTTGGATGTATAATCAAAAGCCTGATTTTGCATTGTTCCAAGATACTTATTCTGGAATATGGGTTAAAGACTATGCTCTAGCCAACTGTAAAGTAATGCTAGGCGAAGCACGTGAAAAGTTTGCCACTATTGCTAGCCCACAAGGTGGAACACAGCTCAACGGTACAGCTCTTAAAGCTGAAGGTAAAGCTGAAATGGAAATGCTAGAAATGGATTTAATCAACTACAAAGACAATCAAACTCCTATGTCTTTTGTGATCGGCTGATAAAAATTTGACATTGTAACGTAAATGTAATAAATTATAGTGTCATTGGGGGACTCTATGATTATTGGTTTTGTTGGATTTATTGGCAGCGGCAAAGACACGGCTGCAGACTATCTAGTTAACTGTCACGGTTTTAGACGTGACTCATTTGCTAACACACTTAAAGATGCTGTAGCACAGGTATTTGGCTGGGACAGAACCTTGCTAGAAGGCCGTACAGCAGAAGCTCGCAAGTGGAGAGAACAACCAGATACATGGTGGAGCAAGCGACTTAACATTCCTGAACTTACACCTCGTTGGGTATTACAGCAGTGGGGCACAGAAGTTTGTCGTCAAGGATTTCATGACGATATCTGGATTGCTAGTTTAGAAAACAAAATGCGAAAAACCAAAGATAGTATTGTTATCTCAGATGTGCGTTTTCCTAACGAAATTAAAGCAATTCATAATGCTGGCGGACTTGTAGTGAGAATCAAACGTGGCAACAATCCAGACTGGTACGATGCCGCGTTGTCAGTAAATCGCGGGCCCGACGGCAATTCTACATGGTCTTTAAGCACAGCAAAATTAGAAAAACTGGGTATACATGCAAGCGAAACAGCTTGGGTCGGTGGCGACATTGATCACACCGTGATTAACGATACTACTATTGATGTCATGTGTCAGCAGATTAAAAGTCTGGTGTCAGATCTCCCCGTTTCCAAGGAAGTTTAAGTTTGTGTAATAATCGTTGACAGTTAGCACAGACGGTTTTTAAATTTTCGTATCTACAATTATTAACATCACCGTCTATGTGATAAACATCTAGTTGATTAGTATCTTCACTTTTAAAACCGCATCTATCACATGCGGTTTTCTTTTTATATCCTGTGTTTACCCAACTAGGGCGATTTGTTTTAAAGTCTTTTGCACAGTGATCGCATATTGACCTGTAAAATATCCTATCTTCTTTTTTGTAGTTAACAGCAACAGGTCTACGCTGACATTTTTTACATAGATCTCTCATACACCGCCCTTTTCAATCCCTTTTGTACCGTATTTAAGCCGGGACTTTTTAACCATTCTCACTAAATATACAAGAAGAAACCATTTATGGGAGATAACAAATGGCATTAAGTTCACCAGGTGTAGAAGTCAGCGTAATCGACGAAAGTTTTTACTTACCAGCTGCCCCCTCTACAGTACCAATGATTTTTGTTGCATCCGCTGCCAACAAGCAAAACGCCAGCGGAACAGGACTAGCAGTGGGAACAGATCCTGCTAATGCCGGTAAAGTTTATTTAATAACCAGTCAACGCGATTTAACTGACACATTTGGAACTCCATTGTTCTATACTGATGCTAGTAGCAATCCTGTACATGGCGGAGAATTAAACGAATACGGACTACAGGCTGCATACAGCGTGTTAGGCGTAAGTTCAAGAGCGTATGTTGTTCGTGCAGATCTAGACCTAGCTGCTCTTTCACCAAGTGCCAGTGTACCAGTTGGGGACCCTGTTGGCGGAACATACTGGCTCGATACTGCAAGTACAAAATGGGGCGTGTTTGAGTGGAATGCCACTGATGCTGCATTTACAAATAAAACATTGTTAGTTATTGATAACGACAATTATGCAACTGTTACAGTCAGCGGCTTAGGTTTAGTCCCTTCACCAAGTTACGGTAGTTCTGGCGATTATGCTATTAAGGCTACTAGTGCAAATAGTATGAGTGTATGGTATAAAAACTCTAACGGCACATGGGTTGTAGTTGGTAGTAACGTTGAAACTTCTTTCAATGCCACTAGTACATTCTCAAGCACATGCTGGCAGACTAGCCACCCACTAGTAACAGCTACTAAGTCTAGTCCTAATCTAACTGGTTACAACGGAAACACATTAATAATTAATGGTCAAACTATTACATTAAGTGGTGTTAATATTACATCAATGGCCTCTAGTATTAATGCACAAATGTACCAACGCGGTGTTGGTGCAAAAGTTAACGGAGGTGGTTATTTAGAATTGTATGCTGATGCAACTGCTAAATCTAACGGCACAGTCGCTGACGGAAAAATAACAATTGCAGCAGGAACTGGTCTCACTGATATGTTAACTGCAATCGGTATTACAGCAGGAACACTGGCTGCACCTGCACTATTTCAAGGACCGCATTACAAATATCCAGATTTTTCTACAAATCCAACAGGATCTGTGTATGTCAAAACAACTACACCAAATAACGGTGCTGATTGGTACATTAATTTGTACAGTTCAGCATCTGCTGAGTTTGCATTACAAAGTGTAGCAATATATGACGAGCTACAAGCTGCTACCAATGACCTAAGTGTTAACGGTGACATTGCAGTTGGAAAAGTTATTATTCAAAGTAATGCAGGAATGGGAGTTGGAACTACATCAAGTCCTCAGTTAATAGTATTCAATGCTTGGCGTAGAAATGCCACTGGTGCAACAAAAATTACTTCTGTTGCTACAACTGCTACTGTTGCTTCTACTGCAACATTTAGTATTACTGCTGGCTTAACTACCTCTACAAACGGTGTTGCAAACTATAGCTCAACCGTAACAATTACATTAACTCCTGGTGATAGTGTTGCCAGTGTTATACAAAAGATCAATAGTTCTACAAGTTTAACTTTTGTAACTGCATCTGCCGCAACTTACAATGGTGCTACTCCAACAAGTTTAACCATTCAACACAGCCGTGGTGGACAGATTAATCTTAAGAATGGTACAAATACACCGTTAACTAGTTTCTTGGGATTTGCATCATGGAGTAGAGATGCAGAAACTGGCATCGAAACCGGCACAAAGAACTTGTATGCAAAAGCCGAATTCGATCCAAGAGATATTACATTCTATGCGTCAAATTGGAAACCTTTGGTGTTTGAAGCAAAAGCAGAACAACCTTATACTGATCCGGCTGACGGACAACTATGGTATAGCAGTGTAGTTGACGAAGTTGATATTATGGTACACAATGGTACTACATGGAAAGGTTACAGAGATTTTTATCCTACAACTGATCCAGCTGGTCCAATTGTTGCCAGTGCAGAACCTACTACACAAAGCACAGGCGATCCACTAGTTGACAATGATATTTGGATTTCTACAGCAGATATCGAAATGTACGGACAAGATGTATATCTACGTGTTGCCGGTAAATGGGTACTGCAAAATACAGCTGATGATACAACTCCAGACGGCTGGTTGTTTGCAGATGCACGTTGGGGCACAGCTGGTTCTGCTACATCACCAGCTGATATTACAGACTTATTAACCAGTAATTACTTAGATCCAGATGCACCTGATCCTGCATTATACCCACGTGGTATGAAGTTATGGAATTTACGTCGAAGCGGTTTTAATGTTAAGAAATATGTAGCATCACACTTAAATCTTGATGCTAACAGCGGAAACAACGCACGATTTGGCGATGAAGATATGGCTGCATACTCTGCAGATCGTTGGATTACTGCAAGCCCTAATGATGCAGTTGGTCGTGGCAGTTTTGGTCGCCATGCTCAACGTGGTTTTGTAGTCGAAGGATTCAAAGGTCTTATTGATGCAAATCAAAGTATCCGCGATACCGATACTGTGATCTTTAATTTGATTGCAGCTCCAGGTTATCCAGAAGCTATTCAAAATATGGTTGCATTCAACACAGACCGCGGCCAAACGGCGTTTGTGGTTGGAGACACACCATTCCGTCTAGCACCTACAGGAACAGCGTTAAACGCATGGGGTAGCAATCAAGCCCTAGCATTTGACAACGGTGATGACGGTGCAGTAAGCTACGACGAATATATGGCCATGTTCTATCCAAGTGGATTTACTAATGACAATCTAGGTAATTTTATTGTTGTTCCACCAAGCCACATGATGTTACGCACAATCGCTCTAAGCGACCAACGTAGCTTCCAATGGTTTGCTCCAGCAGGTACAAGACGCGGGGGAGTTGATAATGCAACCTCCGTTGGTTATCTAGTAGACGGTGAATTTAGAACAACTGCACTACCGCAGAGTCTACGCGATGTACTAGCAGGTGTTAAGATTAATCCAATTGCAACAATTCCAGGTGCTGGTCTTGTTAACTTTGGTCAATACACTCGTGCTAGAAATGCATCAGCATTGGACAGAATCAACGTTGCACGTTTAGTAGCTTACCTACGTAGACAATTATCATTGTTAGTCAAACCATTCTTGTTTGAACCTAATGACAGAATTACACGTAACGAAATCAAACAAGCAACAGAAAGTTTCCTATTGGAGTTAGTAGGACAAAGAGCACTGTACGACTTCTTAGTAGTTTGTGACGATACAAATAACACACCTACAAGAATTGACCGTTCAGAACTATGGTTAGACATTGCTATTGAGCCAGTCAAGGCAGTAGAGTTCATTTATATTCCTCTACGCTTGAAAAATACTGGTGACATTGCTGCCGGACTATAATAGGTAAATATACAGGACAAGGAGCAAATAAGATGGCAATTGCAAGTTTAAGCAGATTTACAGTTCCGCTACCAGGTGGCGGACAGAGTAATTCATCACAAGGTCTTTTAATGCCGAAGCTGAAGTATCGCTTCAGAGTATCATTAGAAAATTTTGGAGTTACTAAACCCACTACCGAACTTACTAAACAGGTAGTATCTGCACAAAGACCACAAGTTCAATTTGAAAATCAAGTAATTCACGTTTACAACAGTCAGATTAACTATGCAGGCAAGCATACATGGCAACCAATGACACTGAGCGTTCGCGACGATGTTGGTGGTAACATAACAAAATTAGTTGGCGAACAACTACAGAAACAATTTGATTTCTTTGAACAAGCCAGTGCTGCATCGGGTGCTGAATACAAGTTCTTAACAAGAATTGAAATGCTAGACGGCGGTAACGGCGACAATGCAAATTGGGCACCTAATGTATTAGAAACATGGGAAGTCTACGGTTGTTATCTACAACAAGTTAATTATAACGAATTAGCCTACGCAGAAAGTACACCAATGGAAATTGCGTTAACTATACAATATGACAATGCACTACAGGTAGGACCATCAGGTCAGCCTCTAGGACTTGGAGCAACAGTTGGAAGAACTTTAAGTTCTCTAGCTACAGGTTAATAGACCTAATTAAAGAAAGCCCCTTAATGGGGCTTTTTTTATGACTAAATATTGCTATGGCAAATGCATTTACCAATTTTTTAGGACAAGTCATAACCGGTGGTGGCGCTACCAATGTTAAAGACTATTCCCATGCTAGTAGACTTTATGTAGATGACTATTTTAGG